TTTCCAACCCTAGAGACGCTAACGGTGCCAATATTCCCATCATTGTCTATCGTGCCATACTCAGAGACGCTTACATTTGTACCGTCCACCAAGATGGTCAACTCTGTTGCGTAGAACTTGTTGTCCCCTGCTGTGGTCTTTGATATTGAAACAATATACTTAACCATACGCCACTCTGTGGCATCAAAGTTATCAATTATTGTGGCATTTTCAATACCATAAATTGTATTTTCATTATTACCGATTGATCCAAGATCTGTCGAACGGGCTGATGTTGAATCAATTAAATCTTCGTAGTCCTGTTGTGTAGGACGATCACCAGTTTGAAACTTGGTCTTTAGTGTTGGGATTGAGATTTTTGCCATGTGCTTATTATAACTCCCTTTTTATATTTTAAAGAATCCAGTTACTAAAACCAATAACTTGTAGTGGAATTGGTGGGGGATTAGAAGCGCTGTATCCTTCAATTTGTATAGATTTAAACCTTACCCTAAAAGGCAAGTCATGCTTAATTGTAACTGTTGGGTTAATTAATGTTATTTGCTTTACAGAGTAGTCAATTGGCTTTATATATTTGGTTTTATGTTGTGGGTTTGATAATGTTGCTCTTGCCATTAATCTGTTACATCTTCAAGAATCTTCATGCTACCTTGAGCAACTGTCCATACTCTTGTAGCATCTGATAACTGAATATCAAAGATGTCTCCAGTTTGTAAAATAAAAGATTCTGAAGAAGTTAGCCAAACAGTAAACTCTCCAACCAAATCATCTGCATCTGCTGCTGGATATAAATCCATAATTAGCATGGCATCATCTGTAATAATTCCAAGGTCTGCTGTATTGTTTGGACGCTTAATCTTCATATTAATATTCCAATCTGGAATAATTAATGGTTGTCCTGCATCATCAACAACATAAACCTTAAAGCCAGATGTGTCTCCACGAACTACAGTCCAAATAACTGTTGGTGGTTTTTCACCTATATCATATGAAGAAGCGGATCCACGAAAATTTGCCATGTGTTGATTATATCATATTAGGCTAATCCAGCCTTCAATGCTCCCCATGTACCGTTGCCTTTTGCCTCAACAATAATTACACCATTTGTAGCATGTGCATATCCAACAATTCCTACTGCACCAGAACCCTCTGCTGGCCTTATCTTTGTCAAACCACCATCTGGTCTGCCAACGTATAGGACATCTCCTGTAACAAACGATGACGTATTTACATTTGCAAGAACTCCAGCAACAACAACTTTGCCAATTGCATTATTGCTTAGTGATGTTTTTAATAAACCTAATACTGGCTTTACTGAACCAGATGACCATAAGTCTTCTGTATAATGCTTTATTCCAGGAACGGTATCTGAATAATTAAATATATAAACTGGAGTGCCTGCAGGTAATGTCAAACCACTAATATTTTTAACATCTATTTGTATAATTGAAACATCTATAGATTCTAGTGATTCTTTTACATCTCCCGCCAATTGTTCCAGGTCTCCGTGTACGTTTACGGGGTCTGTTGACCTTGGAAATGCTATCTGAAATTGACCTGATGTCTGATTAGTTGCCATAATATACTTATTATACCACTTTTAAGATATTTGACATGGGTCTGAAATTCATGTTATACTAGGAAGTAACATGACACCCTTTAACAAGGTGTCATTCCGTTTCTAAGGAGGAAACTATGATTACTTTTATGAATAATAATAAGAACATCATTGGCACACTCAGCATATTGGCTATGTTTTCCGTTTGGACAAACCTTGCTAATGCTTCTGAAAACCGATTAGACGATAGTAAAACTATCGTGCTTGAAGAGACTATTGAGGCCACGGAAGTGGCCAAAAGTGTTTCTAAGGCTAAAGAAGATCAGTTAGAAAAATACAAAAATGCTGTAAATCTATCTGACAAAGACCTTAAAAATCTACTAGCATTAGTAGGCTTTGAGGGTCAAAAACTAAGGGAGGCTTGGGCTATTGCTAAGAAAGAATCTGGCGGTAGACCAATGGCGCTAAACCTTAGTAAAAGAACTGGAGATAGTTCTTATGGCTTATTTCAAATAAATATGATTGGCGACCTTGGTCCTGAACGTAGAGATAAGTTTAAGTTAGAATCAAATTATGAGTTATTTAATCCAGTATTAAATGCTCAAGTTGCATTCCACATGTCAAACGGTGGTGAAAATTGGATTGCCTGGAAGGGCATTACTCCAAGAACAAAGCAACTAATGGGTGGATTCCCACAATAAAATACCAGATGGATCCAGGGCTGCTACTTTATTCTTAAAGTGGTTATGCCTTGGGTCCATTCCATGTTTTGCAGGCATTCCAATAACACTGTTAGTCGATAAAAGTCCAGCAGACTGACTAAATGCAGAATTTCCAACTATTAAAACTTTGGCAGTTAACATAAAAATAAAAGAACTATATGTGTCCACATCATTTCTTATTATTACATTTGGGTATGCCCTTTTAAGTAAATCAAAGTTAATGCTTGTATGCGGATACTCTCCAGATTCGTTCTGATATAAATGTGGCTGTCTCCACATACGCTCTTGGTCATGTCCTTTTGGAGTAAAAGTACTACCATCAGAATCAGTACAAATAATAACATCTGGGTTATCCATTTTACATTTATCTATAATTTCTGGTATCTGTAATAAAACCTTTTCATAAAATTCATCCTCTACATACCTTGGATTTTCTGGTATAGCATTTCCTCTTCTAATGTGTATAACTATAGAATTATGGGTTTCGTTAGTAAATTTATTAAAATGTATTGCTTCTTTTAAGAAATCAAAATCGTCATTTGTAGTTGCAAAGCCTGGAGGTGGGGCACCTGCACCAACACTTTTACATAAAGTTTTATATGGTATAGAATCAAAATTAATATTTGCCCACGGATTATATAAAACATTATTAAACTTATACATTAAATCTTTATATTTTGGATCATCTTCTCCGTCAATCCCATCGGATTTATGAATTAGAAACCAGTCGATAGGTGTGTCTTTAAATATTTTTTTATGGTACTTGGCATATGACATAGCATATATTTTTTTCCATAGCATTGCACCTAAACCATCCATGGTCTTAAACTCTTTGACAATATTTGTCATAGCCAACCCCTAGATGTTAATTCATTATAATACATATCTTTCCAGTGTAATTGTCTGTGTATTCCAGGATGTGGCCTATTTGATCCTGGACCCCATGGCCCAGCAAACTTATGGTAGTCATATGCCATATCAAAAATATCTTTATGGTTATCAAAATATTCTTTATGGCATCCTACAGAATCCCAATTTATCATCTTATATTGTGGCAACAACTTGTCTGTTGTATCTCCATGAATATCAAATTCAAAATTTATAGGGAACTGCGCTCTAGTCGTATCTTGAAAATAATTTTTAAAAGTATTTTTTAAAAATGTTTCATCAGAATCTGTTAATGCATTTGACCATGTACTCCAAATAAGTTTAATGCCTTGTGAATTACAAAATGTTTCTAGCATTTTTATATGGTCTAAATTTTGATAATAAACCCATTCATAAGGCAAAATTTCTTGATAGTTCCACGGTGCTGTAACTTTAGTTTTCTTTGGTGAGTAATTGATATACCAATCTTGCATATATTCTGCATTTGGAGAGACAAAATAAAATCTTTCAAAATTTGCAAAATTACAAATAACAATCTCTGGAACATATTCATATTTATTTATTAATCCAAAAAAACTAGAAACTAATTTATTTATTGCTGCTCCACTATATGATATATTGCCTATTAAATGTTTTCCATATCCTAACTCTTCTTGCAATAAATTAGACCATCTTAGATTTTCTGGAAGTCCTTGTCCTAAAGTTAAAGAACATCCTAAAGCAATTATGTTTGGTTTTTGTGCAAAGTCTATAGACCTTAATCCATCCTCATTCCACTGGTAACTGTATTCAGGCCTAGGTATTTCTGCATGCGCTGCAATAATTGGATCGTTGACTTTATATTTTCTACTCTTAGTATTTTTATTATATCCAGTATGTGGTATTGGACCAGGAATATACAAATCATCAAACATAAAAACTAGTATATCAGATTAGACTTTTTTATCTTTCTATGCTTTTTCCACATTCTATACTTTAAGATTAACCTCTTTATCATTTTAACTTAGACTCCTTCCATTCTCTCCACCACATTTTTCTACCGTTGTCTAATGGATATCCATTCCAAGAATATGGTAGTGCTGTTGCCTTTGGGGGGTTGTCAAAAAAGTCCCACGTCTCCACACCTCTTTGATTTCGCACTCTGTGTATGTAACCTGAATAAGTGCTTCCAGAGGTACCCACAAAATTTACAGAATCATGCAAAACCAAATTACAAATTAAGCCAAAAACGACTTCGTCTTGAAATGGCAACGACATGAAGTCATCTCTAAAATTATTAACTATGTATTCATCAAGCAATATAAACCTATGCTTATTATCTTGTATCATTTTATTTCCTGGCTCACAGGTAGATACAACTATTGGCAATCCATTATTTTCATATATGCTTAGCCAAGACTCGAACATGTCTTGTGTTGTGTTAAACATTTTAATATGATCTGAAAGCCTTAAATGCATTCCCTGAAAAGAACCCAAAGAGTTAGATATTTTTTTTGCTAAGTCGACATATACATCTTTAAATCTTACCGACTTTAGAGCGTTATCTAGTTCTGGGCTTCTATTGTAAAAGAATCTGCTATACCACCCAAGTGTTTTTTTAAGATGAACATTTTTGTCTAGTGGAATTCTTTGTCTTCCTTCAGCAAACAATGATTCATTTTCAGATATTTCATTTTCTGTACTGTAATAATATCCATTAAGAGTATCATCAATCACAAATTCTTCTTGTTTGAAAAAATCAATCTTTGTATCTATAAAGGTTAAATTTTCATTAAAGTTCATTAAATCTAAAAGGTGCGGAAATTGATCTGGATTTGTAAAATCTTTTCTCTGTTCATTGTGCCATCTACTTGGTGTAAAAATTGGAACAGTTCTAGAGTTATATAGATCATCTCCTGTATTACTTACATAATGAACAATCAAATCTTTTTTAGTTTCGTGTGCAAGTCCTACAGCCAATTCTAAACTCATAACCTGGTTTATCATTCCTGTAGGATTATACAATTGAAAAAAAATTTTATTTGACATTATTAATTTGACCGCTTATCCATTTGTATGTTTCACTAATTCCATACTCTAAATCTTCGCTTGGTCTATATCCTAAAACCTTTGTTATTAAATCATTATGAGACGTTCTAGCATGTACCCCTAATGGTCCAGGTACATACTTCTTATTAAGTTGTTTGTTGGCAATATTACAAACTATATCGACCAACTCATTAATAGAGACATTTCTTTCAGACCCTATATTTATTGGCTCAAAGTAATTTTCTTCTCTATAAAAATCTATTGTAGCCTTAACTGCTTCATCGAT